TCTATACCCAGAACCACCACCAGAAATAGGAATATTATTTACTGTTCCATTATCTAAAGTAGTTGTAGCAGTTGCTGTAGATCTTAGATCACTGAGGTTCAGTGTAGTCATTACAGAATGATCTAGTTCGATAGCATCAATCTCCTCAATACCAGTATCAAACTCATCACTACCCTGCTCATAGATCTCAGCAGTGATCTCATAAAAATAGTTTTTACCTAACTGGTAGAATGGTTGCTCTCTTTCAACGAACTTAATTTCATATGCATTACCAGTCAAAGGATAGTAAATAAGATCCCCTTCGTTAGGTCTTTGTGTAATAGTAAGATTCAAAGCAGGAACTAGAGACTGTTCCCATCTTCTCTTTGATAGGATGAACTTAATCTCGTCACTAATTCGTACACCAAACTTACTGATGAAATCTACAGGAGATCCAAATCCTTCGACATTGACCAGTAGCATTTCAATCATATAAGATTGATTGAACTCTGAGTATATGACTTCACCTAAAGTCTTATCCCTTAGCATAGTTCTAGGGATATAAAAAACATCGGTGCCGAACAATTTGATTTGCTCGTCAACCAAGTCTTGTACTAGATTTTGTTCAGTGGTATTACCACCGTGCTGAGGAAAATAAACTTTTTTCATCCGATCATATCAAGCGGTGGTAACTCGTATGTGCTGGAAGAAGCATCCATTAATGCTTGGATTTCATTCAAAGCATCTTCATACAATTGTCTTCCGTTCATGGATACTCCACCTGGGAGTTGAACACCATTGAACTTGATCAAGTTTTGTCCCCACTGTCTCTTGATTAGAGCAGTAGCATATTTTTTGACGAACTGATCATTATAGACTTCTGTAAATGTAGCGGGATCTAAAGCTCTATAACACTCGATGAGTAACCACTGATCTTCTGTTACTCTTTCTGGATCAATATCAATATAAAGACGATCCTGTCTACAGTTAAATCTGTAACCAACCAATGAACCTGTATTGATAATCATATCAATAGTTTCAAAGTGTTGCTTTACCATGTAGTAGTTGACCATATCAACACCACCAAAAGCAAGACCTGTTCCTGATGTGTAAGAAAACAAATCCATCAAATAGTATTGGTTGTTAAGACCAAACAAACTATTTCTTACAAAGTTTGAACTGATACCATATACTTTTGTGATACCAAATACATGCTCTGGAATCTCTAAGTAGTTCTTTCTATTCTCCCATGTTGCTGCATCTGGAGCAGCAGTAGTAGCGGTTTCATTTGCTGTTGTAAATCTTGTTACATCATCCGCAGTAAACTCGTGCTTGAGATACATTCTCTCAGCACCATTGAAATGCCTCTCTCTAAAATACTGCAAAGCATCATCAATTGCGTCATCAATCTGATCATCATCTAGATTAATTTCAAGCACAGGAGCACCTAACTGTCTTAGACAGTAGTCTCTCAGTTCTTGTCTGCTGGATGGTTGAGCCACAAAAAAATACCCCTAGTCTCCTAGAGGTATTTAGCTTATTGAGCTTCTACTTCGTGTAAGAACCAATGTCTTGCTGCAGCAATCGTATCAAAGACACGTTTCTGATCTTGGAATTCACAATACCAAGTAATTCCACCATCTTTTCCTTCAGGAACTTTGTCTAGTAGAAGTTGGTTATCAGATAGTGTATGCATTGCTTCTAACTCTTCTTCAGTATCGGCAGTAAGCATTGCATCGATCACCATGTTATACTTTTGAGGATCCCACTTTGCCTCAATTTCTTGGATGACTTCATACATTGGAAGTTCATCGATAGACTTACCATATCCTTCCCTATCAATCTCGATGACTTTTCCCTCTTCCCATCCTGGTTCACCACGGCGAAGAGCTTCGAGTTCTGCACCTACAGCGAAGCGATGTTCAGCATTCATGTCCATCTCAGAGATGTCTAAACCGCCTTGTTCAGATGGGTTTTCCGTAATATCACTCATTTTATGTTAGGATAAATAACGACAGTATAACATATTTATCTGTTGCGAGTTGATGAGTTATACTGTATAATGTCTGTATTACCGAATAGAAAAAAATGAGTATCAAAGCACTTATTATTGAGGGCGGAGAAACCGTCATTGCCGATGTACAAGAAGTACATGATAAAGAAAAGCAAGAGTTTCTTGGATATCGAGTGACCAATCCATACATTGTAGAGCTTGAATGGGAAGATAAACCAGACGCTACTGTAGAAGGAACTGATGTTACAGGATCAGCTCAAGGTGCAAATGCAAACTTTAGATATTGGGCACCTTTTGCTAGAGAAAGAGAATTTGATTTCGTTAAAGACTACGTTCGTGTTATCTACGAACCACATGAAGATGCTCTTAAACTTTATATGTCTATGCTTGCCCATCAGCAAGAACACTTTACTAACACAGTATACCCAGATCTGAGCAAGACTGTTGTTACTATGATGCCTGAAGATAGTGATCCTTCTTTGGCTAATGAAAATCAAGCATTTGACTCCTGATGACTGAACTAATTATTGATCAGGGTCTTAAAGAAAAGATCCTCCAAACCAATTGGGAAGACATTTGTGGTAGTATCGTATCTACCCAAGACATTGAAGACTATGGTGATTATGCAATCATTGATGACTTCATCGAGAAAATTGATGATCTAGCAGACGTAGTATCTAGATATCCTGCTGATGCAAGATCAAAAGATATTGAAGCAGCTCATAAAGAATTTGGTGAGTTTGAAAAAGGATTTAAGTTTCCTGGTATTGAACAACTGTTACCATCAGAATATTTCAATCCTCTTTTGTTTGCATGTTACAAATCATTTGTAGAATGTGAATTTATTCCACACGATCTAGACGCTAATGTTTCTGAAGAAGGAAAGATTAGATTCATGCAAAAACTTCCACAAATTACTGTGGTTAAGGGAACCCTTCTGCATGAAGGCATGGTTATTAACAAACATGGTGAAGCTCCTGGTCTTGGTAATTTTGACTTCCAAGCAACTTTGTTCTTAAATGAACCTCCAGAAAATAGTGGTATTGGTCTTTACGATTTAGTTTTTGGTGATACTCGCTGCTCTGGTGTTGAAGATCTGATGGATCTAGAAGATGCAAACGAAAGAAATTCGATGGCTATGTGGTTGAATGAGAATGCTACTTGTTTATCCGAGACAGTTGAATACCAAAATTATAAGGAGAATGATACTTTCCAACAGACTAGATTTATCGAAGCAAAGAAAAATCGTCTAGTTCTTCATAAGGGAACTGTTTTCCAACGTTATGAATATGAAGGAACGGGAGACATGTATATGCTAAACATCTACATGAATCAACCACCTAAAGCAAAAGAACTTGAAGGTAATGAAATTGAGCAGCAAGACAACTATTGATATTCCTGAAGTATTTTTAGAACACTTTAGTACATACTCCACCCATGAAATTATGGATGTTTGTATGCTAAATGATATCAAAGATATAGAAATAGATATTGGTGATGTCGAGGGGTTGAGATATTTCAAAGCACACAACCTTCTTAAAAATCCACTAGGACTTAGAGAATTTCTTCAAAAATTTCCAGCGGAAAATAAAGAGAAAAGTGCATTAGAAGGACACTCTTTCAGTGGTAGTAAATCTCCTGGTTTACAACAACCCATTGAAAGAGCCTTCATGGGATTTATGAGTTATCAACTCTTCAATCTATGTAAACAATATAGTTTTCTGAAGTATAAAGAGAAATCGGTAACTTGGAAATACTACACGAACTATTACTACAACGGTATGAGAGCGTGGAATAAAAACTATCTACCTCATGTGGATCCATTTTCATATGCTTCTAATATCTTTCTTACAGATTCTAGTGAGCATGGAACTTCATTCTTTAAATATGTGGATCCAGTAACTGAAAAATCATACTATAGTATGGGAGATGTTATGTCTTCTACAAAAGAAGTTAGAGACAGATACACAAAAGGACTAACAGATTGGTATGGTTATGAAGTATCTGATCCAGATCACCCCGTCAACAAACAAGGGACTGGAGTAATGCAATGCAAAAATGGTGATTCGTCATGGGTTCATTACACAGGAGATGATTTTTATACAAGATATCATTTCTTACCATCTGATTTTAATTCTATGTCCATGTATAGAGGAAACAGATGGCATAGTGCGACATTTGATGCAAAAAATAGTAAGACTGGTAGATACTCTTTGGTTGGTTGTATCTTATGAAAAAGATGGTGTGGGATAGGTCAGAGATCAAGACCTTTGATGAAGTTTTTTCTAGAGAAGACTTCATGGAACTAACAGATTATATGAGACTTCCAAACTGGTCTTACGGTAATATCTCAAATCCTAATGCACCATCTACACCATTTTTTCATAATGAATTGATGGAGGTCCCTTTCTTTACAGATCATTTGTTTAAACAAGTGTGTAAATTAACTGGTAAAGATTGGGATTTAGATAGATGTTATGCTAATGGGCATGTGTTTGGAACACAAGGAGCTGCTCATCAAGATGATTCTTCTGGCGATGGATATACATTCTTAGTTTACTCTAACTTTGTTAACAGTGAAGTTAAGAAATGGAAACCTGAATGGGGAGGTAAGACTATATTTTATCTAACTATGGATGAACATATGTGGGTGTTACCAAAACCAAATAGTGCTACATTTTTTCCTGGTAATATATTCCACCATGCAGAATCTACAACTCGACATTTTGAAGGGTTGAGATTATCTGTAGCGTGGAAATTAAAGACAAAAGAAAAGGGGTCGTAAGACCCCTTTTTTTATTCAGATGATGCCGCCTGTTGGTGTTTCCTTTTCGTCAAGGTAAATACCGACAAGTGGTTTTAGTTTTTTGTATTTCTCAGGGCAATTTGCGTTCCAGAGGTCTGCAATTTCTCCGACAATAGTATCGTCGATAACTTGTTTCCTACCAGAACCAGGACCAATTCCTGCAGTAGTTCCATCCATTTTAGCTTCGTCTCTCAACAAAGCAGCATATGCAGCTTCACATGAAGCGATGAGTCCTAGATTTCTTTGTGCATCTTCTTTGGAGACTCCCTCTCCATCGAAGTCCCAGTCAGCACCACATGCTGCGGTGACTGCTTGTAGTCTTTGTACTAGTTCTTCTCTAGTGTGAGAAATGTCTAGAAGTTGATAACTTCCATCATGTCCCTTGATATTTTGCTTATCAGCCATTGGTTTGTACTCTCCGTGTGTTTAAAAAATAATTTGGAGGAGGGTTGCCCCTCCCCCTTAGTGTGTATGATTTACGCCTGAGACTCAGACCACGTAATACGTGCCGAGATCTGATATGGGTTAGCGCTAGAAACACCACCCGAGTCAACGATGTTAGCAACAACAGTTAGTAGGTCAGGTCCGTTAGGATAGATGCCGTCACCACCAAGGATCGAGTTACCCAGAGAACTAATTCTAGATAGGTCGAAGGTAGTAGAAGACGTTTGACCGTTACCTGCACCCGCTGCACGGAAGGAGAGGATCTGAGATCCACCAGATACCGTATCAGTAGAGGAGTGTCTAACAAGTTGACATAGTGAAGGATCATCCACGTTCTCAAATGTATCAGTGGAGAGCGATGGGTTCAGAATCAGAGAAATCTCTGTTTCGTGAGTAGTTAGAATACCAACCGAGTCAAGTGCTAGTTGCATTCTGTTGATGATTTCACGTTCACCCAGAGCACCAGTGATAGAGGAGTCAACCGAAGGTGCAAGTCTAATCGAAACCAGAGGAATATTCAGAGGAATCAATACAACTTGGTTGGTTGCCGCAGAACCGATGTTCATCGTTGTTCCGCTGGAAACTGCAGGGTTGCCTAGAGCACTGTTGATAGCAGAGTAGTAGTTACGTGGGAAGTAACGAGTAGTTCCCTGTAGATACTGGATGTAA